TGACAAACTTCCAAGAAGATTTCATGGTCCCGTTGATTAAGAAGGTTGCGTTCCGCTATATGCAATTTGACCCTGAGCGTTATCCTTCTGTAGACATGAAGTTCATTCCTACCGCTACACTTGGTATCATGGCTCGTGAATACGAACAGCAACAGCTTATCGGACTATTACAGACTCTTGGACCTAATACTCCTGTGTTGCCAATCATCCTCAAAGGTATTATCGCTAACTCCAGCCTGTCTAATAGTGCTGAACTAGAGCAAGCCCTAGACCAAATGAGTCAGCCAAACCCTGAAACACAGCAACAGGCTATGATGGCACAGCAAATGCAGATGGAACAGGCTCAGGCGCAGACACAATCGCTCCAAGCCCGGGCAATGCGTGACCAAGCAGAAGCTCAGAAGACCGTAGTTGAGACCCAATTACTACCTGAAGAACTCAAAGCCAAGGTCATTAGTTCACTTTCTACCAACATTGATGGTCAAAACCAAGACCAAGAGTTTGAGAAGCGTGCAAGAATCGCTGATTTGATGCTTAAGGAAAAGGACATTGACAACAAAGGTAAGATTGTTGAACTGCAAATGCAGAAATCAGCTCAAAAGTAAAGAAAACTATTGACTTTTTAACAAAAGTGTGGTAGAATTGCAACAAAATAAGTAAGTAAGTACTCACTTCTCCTAAAAGGACAAAGAAGAATGATAGATAAGAAATTACAAGAATACTACGAGAGTAGGTTCTCAATGATGTCAACCCAAGGTTGGCAAGATTTAGTGGAAGATGCACAAAATATGTTCAATTCGTTGAACCATGTGCTATCAATCCAGAGTGAAGCGGATTTAATGGTAAAGAAGGGACAACTGGACTTGCTTCAGTGGCTCATTACCCTTAAATCTGCTTCAGAACAGGCTTACGAGCAGCTCATGTCGGGAGACTCAGCAGATGGCTCGTAGAATGTACGACTTTAAATGTAGTCAAGAACATATTACAGAAGGTTTTGTTGATTATGAGACAACAACAATCTCCTGTAGTTGTGGGAATGTAGCAAATCGGATTATCTCACCAGTGAGAATTAGTTTAGATGGCACAGACCCAAACTTTGTGGCTGCCTACGATAGATGGGCGAAAAGACACGAAGACAAGCAGAAGCAAGAAGCAAAGCAAAACGCCTAAGATACCTTTACCGCAGGTAAAGCCTTAGATTACAAATCCTAAAATCACTTGATTCGGTGACAGGAGACTTTAAATGGCAGCAAACTTTATTCAAGAAGAAGAACTGTTTAACGGCAGTGAGCAAGAAGAAGTACAAGATGTTACAACCCCAGTACCTGACAGCACTGCTGCAGGACAAACTGAAACAGCTAATGTCAGTGAACCCGTGGAAGAATTACCAGAGAAGTATCGTGGTAAGACTGCTATTGAGATTGCTAAGATGCACCAAGAGGCTGAAAAGCTCATTGGACGACAAGCAAATGAGGTTCATGAAGTACGAAGTCTTGCGGACCAACTGTTAAAACAACAACTCGACTCTAAGGCTAAGGAAGCGAAGCCTATTGAAGAATCGCTCGAAGACGACTTTTTTGCAGACCCAGCTAGTGCGGTCAACAGACAAGTAGAGAAGCATCCTGCAGTTCTTGAAGCAAGACAAGCAGCGTTAGAAATGAAGCGCATGAAGACAGCTCAACAGTTGTCCTCAAAGCACCCAGACTTTGCAACCATCGCACAAGATGCAGGGTTTCAAGATTGGGTTAAATCTTCTGCTATTCGCTTAAACTTGTTTGCTAAAGCAGACGCTGAATTTGACTTTGAATCCGCTGATGAGTTGTTAAGTACCTACAAGGAACTCAAACAAATCAAACAGCAGAACCAAGTTCAACAATCAGCCAATGTAGAAAGCAAGTCTCAAGAACAGGCAATGAAGGCAGCTACAGTCGATGTTGGTGGCGCTGGTGAAACCAGTCGAAAAGTATATCGTAGAGCAGACCTTATTAAACTGAGAATAACCGACCCTGACAGGTATATGCAACTCTCTGACGAGATTATGGCAGCATACGCTGAGGGGAGAGTTAAGTAATTTTAGACTTTCTAATTAAAGGAAATATATCATGGCAAAAGTAGTATACCCCGGAGGCAGTACCTCCATCGTTACAGCAGCAGCAGCAGACAAGTTCATTCCAGAAATTTGGTCTGACGAAGTTGTCGCTGCCTATCAGAAAAACTTAGTATTGGCAAACCTCGTTCGCAAAATGTCTTTCAAAGGCAAAAAAGGCGATGTACTGCACATTCCTAAGCCAACTCGTGGCACTGCAACCCTCAAGGCTGCAAACACCGCTGTTACCATCCAAGCTGACGTAGAAACTGAAGTATTGGTTAACATCAATCGTCACTTTGAGTACTCACGTTTCATCGAGGACATCGTTGAAGTTCAAGCATTGTCGTCACTCCGTTCTTTCTACACGGAAGACGCTGGTTACGCTTTGGCTAAACAAGTTGATGACGACCTCATCGCTCAAGGTAAGTCTTTCGGCGACGGCGACGCTTCTGATTGGGTACACAGCAATGCGTACTTTATCGATGCAACTACAGGTTTGACACTGTACGCTCTCAACACTGTAACCACCTCTGACTTGTTCACTGACGCTGGTTTCCGTAAGCTCATCCAGTTGATGGACGACGCTGACGTACCAATGGATGGTCGTAAGTTTGCGATTCCTCCTTCACTGCGTAACGCAATCATGGGTATTGACCGTTATAACTCCAGCGATTTCGTTGATGGTCGTGGCGTAAACAATGGTCAAATCGGTAAGTTGTATGGTATTGATATTTATGTATCAAGCAATATGCCTGTTATCGAGACTGCTGCTAACAATACCGCTGGTGATGCAATCAAAGCCGCTGTTTTGTTCCATACCGACACAATGGTATTGGGCGAGCAGATGGGTGTTCGTTCACAGACTCAGTACAAGCAAGACTACTTGTCCACACTTTACACTGCTGACACATTGTTCGGCACTAAAGTTTTGCGCCCAGAAGCTGGCTTCGTATTGGCTGTAAACGCCTAAGTAGTAACAACTCAAGCTCCTTAGCTTCGGCTAGGGAGTTTGTTTTAGTGTATTCAAAGAGTGCATTAAAACAAGACAAGGGGTATAAATGAGCATATATCGTGGAGCAGGTGGTGCAGGAGATGCCGTAGCAGACTCCGCTAGTGAAGCCTTACTAATTCGTGACTTAGCTGTAGAAGTTCAAGCAGACGCTGACGCTGCTGCTGCAAGTGCTACCGCTGCTTCTGGTTCAGCTAGTGGTGCATCAACCTCAGCAAGTAATGCAAGTACTTCAGCAAGCAATGCTTCAACCTCTGCAACCAATGCTAGTAACTCAGCTACTTCAGCATCTACCTCAGCAACTAACGCAGCTAACTCTGCTACTGCAGCTCAGACTGCAGAGACTGCTGCTGAACTAGCAGAAACCAACGCAGAGACTGCAGAGACTAACGCTGCAGCCAGTGCTTCTGCAGCATCTTCTTCAGCAACTACAGCAAGCACTGCAGCTACTAACGCTTCTAACAGCGCATCTGCAGCATCCACTTCAGCCACTAACGCAAGTAACTCTGCTAGTGCTGCTTCTACGAGCGCATCCAATGCTTCTACGTCAGCAACTAACGCTGCATCGTCTGCATCAGCGGCTTCTACTTCTGCAAGCAATGCCAGTACGTCAGCAACCAATGCAGGTAATTCTGCTACTTCAGCTTCAACATCAGCTACAACAGCTACTACTCAAGCAGGTATAGCCACAACACAAGCATCTAATGCTTCTACATCAGCCAGTAACGCAGCTACCTCAGAAACCAATGCAGCAGCTAGTGCGTCTACAGCAACCACACAAGCCACTAACGCAAGCAACAGCGCAAGCAGTGCATCTACATCAGCCACTAATGCTAGTAACTCTGCTTCCTCTGCAAGCACATCAGCAACCAATGCAGCTAACTCTGCTACCTTAGCAGCAAGCTACACACCAAGTCAAACAGGTAACGCTGGTAAGTTCTTAACTACTGACGGTACGAATACTTCGTGGGGTAACGTATCAGGTTCTATCTCGGTTACTGGTGGAGATTTAACTTTATCAGGCAGCACTGGTACAGCAATCACTAATGCAACTCTTGCAACAGTAAACAGCACAACAGGTTCTTTTGGTTCATCGAGTTCTATTCCAGTAATTACAGTTAATGGCAAGGGTTTGATTACTGCGGTATCTACATCTGCTGTAGCTGGTGGTCAATACTTTGGCTCTGCTGCAAGCAAAGCGATTGCATACAATGAAGACTCTATTGCAGAGAACATAACAACTACAAGCGGTAAGAACTGCCTCTCAGTCGGTCCGATTACGATTGCCTCTGGGTTCTCAGTTACGATTGCTTCTAACCAGCGATGGATTATATTATGAGTCTTGTACTTCAATCTTCAAGCGGTGGCTCAGTCACTATTAACGAGCCAGCAACTGCCAGTAACTTTACGCAGACATTACCTGCCGCTACTGGTAGTGTAGTTTTAACTGATGTCGCTGGAACTCTTGCTTTAGCGGCAACAGGTGCAAACATTATTACCGCTTCTACCAATGGTTCAGAACGGGTGCGTATTAATTCTTCAGGTTATGTGACAACAGTATTCCAACCTTCATTTATGGTTGGGTTTTCTTCTTCAGGCAGCGTTTCTTTAGCAGACAATACTTTAATACCGTTTGACAACAAAACAACTGGTGCTTGCTACGATGTTTCAGGCAGTTTTAATACATCAACAAATAGGTTTACCGCACCTGTTACTGGGGTTTATTTATTTCAAGTAAATATAGCTTCCAGTACCGCTGGCGGTTTTTCTGTTCAATTAAAAAAAAATGGAAGTACTATTACTAATGGCGCAGACACCATAGCAGGATTTACTCAAAATACAGGAGTTTCCGCTATTACAATGATTACCACAATTCAAGTTCAATTAAATGCTAATGATTACATAGAAGCATTTACTAGAAACGGTGCGTACAGTGTGTTTAAAAACCATAGCTGGATGCTCGGCAGATTGCTTGGATAAAAAGGAAAAACCATGAATACTTACACAATTACACTTACAGATGCCGAAAATAAAGCATTGGGTTATGTAGCAGTTTCCCAACAAGAATGGATTGACAATGCAATTAAAAATCGTTGTCGTATTGCTATTGATGAAATTTTTACTATAGAGGCTGAAAGAATATCAGCTATTGGTGGAGAAATATCA